CTAAATATCTTACTGTTAAAGTTGTATTTGAAGGAGCTAAACCATATTCTTGAGTATAAAATATAGATGCTTGGTTATAATTACTTAATAAATTAGATATGTTTGGTACTAAACCTAGTTGAATATTATCTGGAGATGGAATTATATTACCATCAGATTTGTTAGAAACACCAGCACCGAATTCTAATTGTAAAGTATTATCTGATAGAAGTCTTGATACAAACCTACGTGGAACACGTCTTAGTTGCATTAAATAAGGGACTTGATCTGTATTATAAGAAGGATTAGATACTTTATCATATATGGAAGATTGTGCTAGATAAGGCACTTCATACCATATATTTCCATCACTATCTGTTATATCTAAAATTTGTAAAATATTATCATCATTAATATTAACAGTTGAAAATTTTTGGGGATTACCAAAATTAAAAGTTGTTGATTTAATTTGAGCTGATATTGCGGGTACTGATTTTTTGATTAAAAAGTTGTTATTATCATAAAAAGTAATAGTAGCACTTCCCGTATCACTAAAATCAACTTGTTGAGTTGTTAAAAATTTAGTTCCCGTAGAAATTGATGTTATTGATGTATTAGCCGGAATTATTAAGCCAAAGCTAGTATCAGGTATAGAAGGTACAGAACCAGGGAGAGTAGGAATTTGATATATTACGTCAATATTAGTAGAAGATGCATATGAAGATTTAGGGCGATATCCTAAGGTATAAGATAAAGCATATAAATTTTCTTTTTCTTTAGCATATAATAAATAATTTTCTTGAATTTGAGTATCAAGATAAAATGACATTACATCACCAACATATGAAGCCATTTCAATAAACATAGCTCCTGGGTTAGCATCTGAGAAGTCATTATATGCTGTTGGAAAATATGTTTTAGCATAGTTATTTAAATTAGATTTAAAGTCACTAAAATTTTTATTTAAATAGGATATATTTTTATCTTGAACCATTATTATTGAAATTGTACTGTTACTTGATCGGGTGTATTGGAAATAATTAAACGATAACTTATAGTTATATCTAAAGTATTATAATCAAAATCAGATATTATATCTATATTTCCTAATATTATTTCAGGAATAAAAATATTAATAGCATCTGATATTTTAAATTTTAATAATTCTATATTACTATCTGTTATATTTTCAAATAAAGATTTTCGTATGTCTGCTCCAAATTCAGGATTCATTATACGCTCACCTTTATCTGTTAATAATAAATTAATCAAATTTGATTTAACTTGATCTTTAGTACTATATGTTTTGTTAAAAACACCAGGTGCATTGAAAGGTAAAGATATCCCAATTACAATATTCTTCTGTAAATCTAACGGATTTACACGTATTGTTTGAGGGATTGCCATATTAATCTAATTGTCTTAATCCTTGTTTATCCATTGGTGACATATTATTAGCAGCGTCTGCAATAAATGCAGCAAATGGATTTATTTTTTCACCAGTACTTTCATCAACAGCGTCGATCACTGCTAATTTACTAACAGGTTGTTGAAAACCAAATGCTTCACCCATTTGGGATGCTAATTGGCTACGTACACCATTGGGTAATGGATTAGTTGGCACATTAGCACTAGTAAAATTCATTGTTTTATTTTCAGTTAAGGCTGTTTTGTTTTGACGAGCCATTACTTCGTTTAAAATTTCAGGTAATTCTTCGTGCATTGCATCAATTACCGCTTCTTTAATTAATCTTTTAAATACTTTGATGTTCATAGTTATAAATATTTTATCCTTGTAAATTTTGTTGGTCAATAATAAATTTTAGTTGATCTACTAACTGTTGTGGATCTAACGTAAATGAAAAATCACTTTTAACCTGTTCTACTTCTCTTTTATTAATAGCCACGGCGTAGTGGCGTTTATTCCCTCTAACTACAAATTTAGGATTATTTTCTTCTTTAATAACAAATCTAAATCCTTTATAAGTACCAAAATCATTTGCATTTGGTGGGGTTATTTGTTGTGCTAATCCTAATACTCCAGCATTACTTAAATCCATAGGGTCTATTATTGGGTTTTGTTTAGCTAATAAATCTCTAATACATGGGTCAATACGTAATCTATTATAATAATCTTCATCATTTTCTCCAGGTTGACGACTTGTGTTACATAAAGGATCTTCACTAGAATTTAAAATACCTTCTAAATAACTATTTAAATCTTCATCATTTAATAATAATAATGTTTTATCCTCTATTTTTTGACTTACCTCACGTAATTGATTCTTTAAATCTTCTAAAATATAAATAGCAGAAGTTAACATTGGTATTAATATTGATAAGGTTACGCCAATACCATCACGAATTTGTTTAGCATTTACCCACAATGTAGCTAATTTTTTAGCTACGGGGGCCGGGAATCCTGGAATAGCATTTAATAATGCTACTAATATACCAAATATAGTTAATATAGTATTTAGAGTATTTAATATAGATAATATTGCTTTAATTTTATTTTCTTGCTGATTAATTATACTAATTGCTCTATTTCTAGCTATTCTAGCTTGGTTTAATTGGTCTATAGTTTCAGCAGCATCAATAATATCATTAGTTTTATCTACTAAGTCTTGTAATTCAGCACTATCAGATATAACTTTAATCAATTTTTCAGTTAATAAAGTAGAAACAATTACAACTAAAGTTTTAAATATATTTTTTTTTAACTGTTGTACTTTTTCAGATTTATATAGAGCTTTTAAACTTTCCCTATTTACTTTTCTTCCTGCTACTTTTGCTTTAAAATCTAAATATTGCTTTTTAGTATCTAAATAAGGATCTAATATTAATTTTTTTAATCTATCTTCTAAACTCTTTAGATTATCATCTATAATTTTTTTTTCTTTTTCATAACTATCATTTTCTAATCTTAATGCTTCTTGATATTCATCTTCATTTAATTCAGGAGGAGTTTCTATTACTCTACCAAAATCATAAGTTGTTTTTGGAGCTGCTTGAAGTGCTAAATCATATAATTTTTGAATATGATTTTTTTCAAATTCAATTTTTTTTAAAATTGTTCTTTCAACTTCATTTTTTATTTTTTGGACAATATCTAAAGCACCAATTTTAATTTTTTCTTTAGCTGTATCTAATATTTGTTGTCCAAAAGATTGAGGATTTTTTACATTAGATAATGTATCATTTATACCCGAAGGAACAAAAGAAGATATATTTGATTTTAAATCAGCCATTATATTATAAAAATTGAATTTGATTTTAATGGTTGAATCTTTTTGTAAAGTAAATTCAACTGGGTTTGAAGAGCCTCTGCAGACCCTTGTACTTTAGCTAATGGGCTTCCTTCAGAATTTGTTGAAGTTGCTGTTAAAGATAAAGCAAAAGCATCTAAGGCTGATATAAGAGTTAAAAGAAAATCAGCTGTTTTATTACCTAATAATAAAGGCTCAATTGCTGGTTTATTATTATATTGAGTGCCTAAAATTATTTTTGGACTAGGACCTGTTGATGTTGTAGGATTTTCTTCTTTTATATTAAGATATATAGATTTTCCTGAATTTAGATTAATAGTATTATTTGTACTTATTTCAATGTTAGTAGAAGCAAATATCATTACTTCATCTTTTTTAGAATTTATTACTACTCTATTAGCATTTATAATTAATTGAGATTCTAAATAATTTGAAATTGATATAGGAGATGTAATAGGATTTATTGGATCTTTAACTTCTATTTTTAAAGGTATACTTTGGTTAGTAGTTAAATATATAGAAGATGCATCTTGATTTATTTGTTCTAAGTAATATTCTTTATTTTTATCATAAGAATGTCCATTAGAAATAATAATAATAGGACTTCCTACAGTACCAACATTACTCCATTCATTTAAATTACCTATTGCTCTTACAGTAGTTCCAAAACGAATTGAATTTCCTTTTCTTCCTTGTAATACAAAATCACCTTCAAACTTTAATAAACTTCTAATAGAGGCATCTTCAACAAAATATTTACCTAAAGAAGATTTACTAGAAAAAGTTTGAGAATTAACCTGAACGTCACTCCATAAATTTATAGTAGTAATATAATATTTTTGAGTAGCCCCTGATGTTATTTGGGAAGAAGGAGATGGTAATCCTTCAATTATATAAACTAATTCTCCTAATAATGGATAATAAGAAAAATTAGGAAATAAAGGCTTAGCTATATCACAAGTATCTAAAAAACTATCAGTATTATTAGGATCTATATTTTTAGAATTATCATAATTTAGGAAAAAAATACTTCCCATTCCTCCAAAATTACCTGCTCTATCAAATTGTTTTGTTGTTGGAGTATTATTAGTAGTAATAACACCCATTACTTTACCTATTTTTAATGGTGGTGGAGGGGGTATAAACTGACTTGAGGCTCTACTTATCCCTGAAGTTAAGGAGCCTACTCCTGTTTTAATAGATAAAGACATTACTTAATATTTTCGTATTGAAGTTGTTGAGTTTTAGGAGCTTGCTCTAATAATTTTTTACCTTCTTCTTGAATATCTTTTTGTTCAGCTAATAAAGCTTCAATTTCGCTCATATCAATTAACGAATCTGCTGATGAACTATTAGAAGTAGCAGCACGTTGTGCAATAGCTGCCATTTTAATTAACTGTTCATTATTTTTTACATTGACATCTATTAAATCTTTAACGGTAGGCATTAACATTGTTGCGGAACCCGCGTTAGCTGTTGCCATAGGTTTCATAGTATCAATAAACTCGCCGATTTGTTTATCAATATCCTTGTTATTCTTGTGTATTTGCTTAAACAAATCCGATAAAGATGTATTACCGAATATCGTTACGTCATCAAAATTAGCCATAAAGTGCGTTTATCAATAAATATGAATAATTAAATCTTTATGTACCCGTGCTCGTAGTATTCATTATATAATCTAACACGTATAGTGTCTAATTTTTTAATGATTTTAGTAATCTGAGGAGTGGATACATCTGTCATTTCGCGTATATAGATGTATAATGCTTTTTTATTATATATTTCTAGCGTTTCACGCTTACGAAATAATTCAACAATAGCATCAGCCGTCTGAGCATCATGTTGTTTCGGAAATAATGTATGAATATGTTTGTCAATGTACTTAATGTACTGATTGATGAATAGATTTGGTGAATGTAATTCATCTAAAGCATCCATTGATTCATGTAGATGTGTTTTATCTTCATCTAATTCATCTATATCAGCTTTCTCTTGTAGTTTTTTATAATTATTCTCATTATATACAATTAAGTAACGTTTAGCAATAGTGCCAAAGTAACTAAATGCTTTACCCTTTTCAGATTTATATAAATGGAGTTTTTCAAGTAAAAAGGTAATTACCTCATGTTTTAATTCTTCAATTGTATCAGTATCGGTGTAATAAAATTTAAACGTATGAATAATATTCTCGGCTAATTTATAAAAACCATATTTAATACGATCATTATAAATGCGATTACGTTCAGCCATATCTATAGTAATAAGATATTCTACGATAGCATCTTCGGTATCTTGAGTAAAATATATTCTAGGTTCTTTGGGCTTACGTTTACGGGGTAGCCCTCTTTTAGTTAAAGCGATTACGTCATCTTCAGCAAAGATATCTAAATCATAATCTTCTTCATTATATGCCATTCTGTTATTTTAATAACATTATACGAAAAGAAAGGAACGTAACCAAACTAGTTTTTACGAATATTAAATTGACTAACTAAAGTTTGTATTTCTTTTAAATTTTGAAAGAATGTACCTACTTCATC